TCATATCCACATAAATCAGTAGGAGATGAATTCAACGAAGACTTTATTGAACATTGTATTTATGGTTTAGAAAATCCTATTAAAATAGGAAACTGCCTAGATCATAACACTGCAAACTTAGCAAAGAATTATAAGTATTGGGAAATCATGAAATCAATGGACGCTATGTTCAACTATTCTGCAAGATCTAATTTTGCAAATAAATTAAGAGAACATGCACCTGATACTCCATTAATTGAAATGAATCTTAATCCTTATGACTATGATGCATGGTCTAATATTGTGGTTCCAGTTGAAGAACAAGAAAGAAGAACCACATACTTCGGAAGATTCGCTGGATTTAAAGATCCTTTTAGAATGTTCGATATTATGGAACTATTGAAAGGTAATAATTTCGTAACAGAATGTAGAGGAGTTGAAAGATCTATTGGAGCTCTTCCTATGTTTTTACAAGAAGATAGAAAAACTCTAAGAGAAGATATCTTTGAAGTTCATGAAATTAAAAACCCTGTTACATATCCACAAGTCGAAGACAGAATGTATATGTATGGGCCTTATAATTTAGCAGAAGGAATGGCAGAACTTGGAAAATCAATGTTTGGTGCAGAATTCTTTAACTTACCAGAAAGACTTTATGGTTCAATGATTGAATACGCAATGTGTGAAGTTATTGCAGCGGGAACTATACCGTTATTTGACAAACACTGGGGAACTCACGTTATTCACAGAACAGAAGGAGTTCCTTTCATAGAACTTGAAGATTTTGCAATCTTCGTAGACAAAGAAGATATTGCAGCTTCTATTCCACAGATTTTAGAATTAGCAAACAATAACGAAAGAAGAGAAGAGTTTAGAAAAAACTCTTTAAGATTAGCTAAATTACACAACGCACCAGAAGTTGTTAACAATGATCTCTTTGAAGCTATTAACAATGTTAATAAAAGATCAGTAGAAAAACCAGTAGAATTAAAAACAGATTCATTATTTTAAGTAGAATAATAAGTAACATTAAAAAGTAGCGAAAAATGGCAAACATTGACAACGAATGTAAAGATCTAGAAGTAAAAGATTTTTACGACCAATCAACAACACACTTAGCAGATATCATGGAAAACCAAAAGAAGATGCAAGAGCAGACTTATGGTTTAAACTTTGATGATATGACAATCCGAGAAATTATGGATTTCTGGCACTGTAACACACATGCAGTAGTTGACGAAATTCATGAAATGACAGATGCTCTAGGTGGTATTAAAGACGGAAGCGGTAATGCAGTATGGAAATACTGGAAAAAAGACTTCACTAAGTATGATAAGTTAAAAATTTCTGACATGTCCGAAGGCGACAAAAAAGAATTGTATATGGAATGGGTAGACATTCTACACTTCTTTATTAATTACGCCGCTTCAATTGGGCTAGATGCTAAAACAGCATACAACTACTACTTTGCAAAAGCAGAAGAGAATGTTAACCGTCAGAAAAATAACTATTAATGATATTAGATATTGAACAGAGAGACAGGGATGTTATCATCTCTTACTACGACACCGAAGGTAAAGTAGCATTTAAACAATATCCAATTTCACAGTATCAGAACTGGTATGTATGTAATGATAATGATAAAGGCAGAAGTCTAGATCATAAAAACTGGGATGGCAGATCAGTCAAACTAGGAAGTGCAAGAAGATATAATAAGTTTTCTTTAACTTATTTCTTAGATTCATTACCCGCAAAGGATAAAGAAGAAATCTTTGCATACAATATGCCTAAAACATACTTCGTCGATATTGAAACTGAAATCGTAGATGGCTTTCCAAAAGCCGAAGAAGCTAAAAGTAGAATCCTGTCATTTTCCATAATTACACCAGAACATAAGGCTATTGTATTAGGATTGGAAGATATGGATTCTAAAAGCATTCAAAAAATAGAAGACGATACTAATAAGTATTTTAAAGACTTTGATCAGGATTGGGAATTCAAATATCAGAAATTCGAGTCAGAATATGATATGGTCTATACGTTCTTAATGAAGTTCCTACCTAAGTTTCCAATGATGACAGGCTGGAACTTTATTAATTATGATTGGCAGTATATCGTAAATAGATGTAAAAGATTACAAATAGACATTGCTGAAGTTTCTATGACACAGTCTTTGGATAGAAATGATAGCAGACCTTTACATATTGGAATCTTAGATTACATGCAATTATATGATAAATATGATAGAAGTGTAAAGGTAAAAGAATCCAATGCACTTGATTATGTTTCAGGCCAAGTTCTTAATGTTAACAAGATTAAATTTACAGGATCTCTACAGGATTTATATAGAGATGATTTTGTAAAATACATTTACTACAATGTAGTCGATTCCGTACTGGTTTATTATATAGATCAGAAGTTGAAATCGATGGAAGTTCTTTTAACCTTGGCAAACATTACAAAGATGCCTCTATATAAAGCAGCATCACCAGTGGCAGTTACAGAATCCCTGATTGCACGAAAACTATCAGAAGAAGGTAAACGAATTGGATCTGAAAAGAAGGAAGACAGTGAAAAGAATGCACAATATGCAGGTGCTTATGTAAAAGAACCCATTACAGGGTATTATGCAGGTGTAAGTGCATTTGACTTCGCATCACTATATCCTTCTATAATGAGACAATTTAATATTTCACCCGACGCCTTTGTTGAAAAGGTAGCAAAGCATGAAGTCGCTGAGCGAAGAAAAGATAAAGAAGTAATCGTTTGTGAAAACGGAGTAGTATATAAACAAGAGACTTCAATGTTAAAGAAAATTCTAGGAGATTTATATGATCAGCGTAAAGATTATAAACAAACCTCATACGAATATTTCACTAAAGCCGACAGACTTAAAAAAAGATTAAGATAATCTTTTTGTCTCGAGAGGCAGTCTATTATTCTACATGAATATATAGACTACTAACGAGACCAATCTGTTACCAGTTGGTCTTTTGTAGACTTTAGGAACTAGTTAAAAAATTTAAGAAAACATAATTTATGAAACCATCAATATTTAAAGAAAGAATAGAATACAAACCATTTGAATATCCAGTATATTATACTGAAGGATGGTTAAAACAAGCACAGGCGTTTTGGTTACATACCGAAATTTCAATGCAAGGCGATGTCAAGGATTGGAATGAAACACTTACGGATTCTGAAAAGAATTTAGTTGGAAATATTCTTTTGGGGTTTGCACAAACTGAATGTGCAGTTTCAGATTATTGGACAGGAATGGTTACTAATTGGTTTCCTAAATGGGAAATCAAACACATGGCAATGTTGTTTGGTTCTCAAGAAACTATTCATGCAACCGCTTATTCTTATTTAAATGAAACATTAGGTCTTGAGGATTTTGAAGCATTCTTACATGAACCGACAACTGCAGAAAGATTTGATTATTTAATGAACACAGAGGCAGAATATTCACATGAAGATCTATTAAAAAACCCTTCAGCCAGGAAAGATGTTGCTAGATCTTTGGCTATATTTAGTGCATTTGGAGAAGGAGTTGCATTATACTCTTCATTCGCTGTTCTTTATTCCTTTCAAATGAGAAATAAACTTAAGGGAATTGGACAACAAATGAAGTGGTCAGTTAGAGATGAATCTCTTCATTCAAAAATGGGATGTCAATTGTTTAACCACATGTGTGAAGAATATACTGAGCTTAGAGATTCAGTTCAATCTCAGGTTGAAGAAGCTGCTAGATTAATGGTTGAAATGGAAATGAAATTTATTGATAAAATGTTTGAGATGGGAGATTTAGAAAATCTTAAGAAAGAAGATCTTAAAGAATTTATTAAGAAAAGAGCTAATGAGAAATTAGCAGAACTAGGATATCAATCTATTTTTGAATACAACGAAGAAAGTGCTTCTGAATTAGATTGGTTTTATCACCTAACAGGTGGACATACACATACAGATTTCTTCGCAGTAAGACCTACTGATTATTCTAAAGCAGGCGAAGATGAAAACTGGGATGAAGACGATTTGTTTTCATAACAAATCAATAATTCTAATATAAAATATATGATGATAAGAAATTACAACGACGCACCAAACCCCGAATACAATGAAAAGGGAAAAGAAAGAAACTTCGGAGAATCTGAAGGATGGAAATTAGGAGTAGACTTCCCAGTATGGGCTAATACTGAAGTTTATGTAAAGACCGTTTCCAAAGGATATTTACTAGAAGGAGAAACTCCAAAAGATGCATACTGGAGAGTATCAACGACAGTTGCACAAAGATTAAGAAAGCCAGAATTAGCAAGTAAATTCTTTGATTATATGTGGAAAGGATGGTTAAATCTTGCAACTCCAGTTTTTTCAAACACAGGTTCAGAAAGAGGTCTTCCAATTTCATGTTTTGGTATAGATGTAGCAGATTCAATTCACGACATAGGTTCAAAGAATTTAGAATTAATGTTACTTGCTAAACATGGAGGTGGTGTTGGCATCGGAGTAAATCAAATAAGACCGGCAGGAGCAACTATTACAGGAAACGGAACTTCAGACGGAGTAGTTCCATTTATAAAAATTTACGATTCTACTATTTTAGCAACTAATCAGGGTTCAGTAAGAAGAGGTGCAGCATCAGTCAATATAGATATAGAACATGATGATTTCTGGGAATGGTTAGAGGTTAGAGAACCTAAGGGTGATGTAAACAGACAATGTTTAAACGTACATCAATGTATTGTAGTATCTGATGGGTTTATGCAAAAGATCGAGGCTGGAGATAAAGAAGCTCGTAAAAGATGGGCTGCCGTGATTAGAAAAAGAAGAGCAACGGGAGAACCTTATATAATGTTTAAGGGTAATATTAATAGAATGAATCCCGATGCATATAAACAAAATGGTTTAAAGGTTTATATGACTAACATCTGTTCTGAGATTACTCTACACACTGATGAAAATCATTCATTTGTATGCTGTTTATCTTCTGTGAATCTTAAAAGATATGAAGAATGGAAAGATACTGATTTAATTTATACTGCAACTTACTTTTTAGATGGAGTTCTTCAAGAGTTTATTCATAGAGCGAAATATATGAGAGGCTTTGAAAATGCAGTAAGATCTGCTGAAAAGGGTAGAGCACTAGGTTTAGGAGTTCTTGGATGGCATACTTATTTACAAGATAGAAATATTCCATTCGATTCTTTAACAGCTCAATTTGAAACTAGAAAGATATTTTCACAAATCAAAGTAGAAAGTGAAAGAGCAAGTAGAGATTTAGCTACAGAATTTGGAGAACCTCTTTGGTGTGTAGGAACTGGAATGAGAAACACCCACTTAAGAGCAATTGCTCCTACTGTTTCTAATTCTAAATTAGCAGGAAATGTTTCACCGGGTATTGAACCATGGGCAGCAAATGTATTTACTGAACAAACTGCAAAAGGAACTTTTATCAGAAAGAACCCTGCGTTAGAAGATATGTTAACTAAGATTAAGCAAAATAAGAAAACAGTATGGGACAAAATACTAGAAGACGGTGGTTCAGTTCAAGGCGTTGATATATTAGAAGAATATTGGGTAAAGGAAGGAAGCAATGATGCTCCGATTAAGCAACTTGCTTATGACAAATTAATAGATCATGAAAAGGATCTTTATATTTCTGTTAAAGATGTATTTAGAACCTTTAAAGAAATTAATCAAATGGAATTGGTTAAACAAGCTGGTGTAAGACAACAATATATTGATCAAGCAGTTTCATTAAATTTAGCTTTTCCTACACAGGCTGAACCTAAATATATTAATCAAGTTCATTTAGAAGCTTATAAGCAGGGGATAAAAACTCTTTATTACATGAGAACAGAATCTGTATTAAGAGGAGACATCGCACAGCGAGCAATGGAAGATTGTTTAGCATGTGATGGATAAGATTAGTTGTGGTTAAGTCCACTTCTTAGGACCGAGATAGTTCTCGGATCGAGGCCAGGAGTTCGCTACTTCCTGGCCTCACTTTTTTTACTGAAACTATTTGTGATTTTTGTGTAGAATAATAAACAAATAAAAATTATACATTCATGAAAATTTCAATCAGTAAGGTCGATTCAAACAACTTCATCGGCTTCGTTAATAGACTTAAAGTAATTGATTCTTTTGTCTATTTTAAATTAAAAGACGGTGTCGTACAGGCATCCGCTTATTTACCACAAAGAGATGCTGTTAAGCATCACAGAATGCCGATTTCTCAAGTTTTTCAAATCGAAGATGGTGAAATCTCTACAGACAAGGAATTAAAGATTGCATTCTTTGACGCTTCTAAAATAACAGATGCATTCAAACAATTTGACTATGACGCTATTTCTGCAGAAATCGAATTTGTTGAAAACGAAGAAGATTGTGTTGCAACTACATTCAAGATCTTTAACGATGAATTAGAAATTACACTCGCATGTTCAGAACCATCTTTAGGATATAAAGATCTAACTGATGCACAGATTCAAGGTATCTTTAACACTGAAGCTTCTACTTTTAAATTCGATTTAGATTACACTTCACTTGCAAAGGTAAGAAACCTATTCTCTTTAGATAAAGAAGAAACGTTCTCGATTAATGCAAACGGAAACGGTGTAAAGCTTTTAGGAAAAACCTACAACATGTTAGTAACACCAGATTATGACGGTGAATCAGGAACTAACGTTACATTATTCAAAAAATATCTTAACCTTTTAGATAAAGAAGATTATACTGC